GAAAAAGGGGCTGTACGGGTTTCAGGATTTACTTTGTTCCGTTTGTCCCACTGCCAGAAAAGGAGGTGACCTATGCCAGGACCACCACCGAAGCGCGAAGACCAGCGCCGCCGACGCAATAAGAACCCGGACGGGCTGACTACTGTCACGGCTGCTGGCGGGAAGCGCCCGAAACTGCCGCGCGTGTCGCCGAGTTGGCACCCGCTGATGAAGGACTGGTTCCGCTCGTTGAAGGAGTCGGGCCAGTCGCAGTTCTATGAGGCGTCGGATTGGCAGACTGCGCGCCTGCTGGCGGAGATCATGTCGCAGGAGTTGAACTCGGGTGAGCCGGTGAAGGCTGCGATGCTCGGCGAGTTCAACCGTGCCGCCGCGTCGCTGATGACTACGGAGGGGGAGCGCCGCCGTCTGCGGGTGGAGCTGCAGGCGCCGCAGGCTCAGGAGGATGGCGGGAAGGTCGTCTCGATTATGGACCGGTATCGGGAGAAGTTGTCGGAGTAGGAGGTGGGCATGAGTAGTGTGCCTGCCCCACAGGATCGACTTGTCACGCTGCCGGAGGGGTTGCCGGAGTTAACGCTCGGCTATGAGGCTTTGGTGTGGGCAGGTACGTACCTGCGGCACACGAACGGCATGCGGGCTGGGAAACATTGGGAGTTCTCTCGCGAGCAGGCCAGGTTCGTGCTGTGGTTCTACGCCGTCGACGAGAACGGCCGTTGGCTGTTCGACCGGGGTGATCGTCGCCTGGCGAAGGGGTCCGGTAAGTCTCCGTTCGCCGCTGTGATGGCGCTGATCGAGTTGCTCGCCCCGGTGAGGTTCGACCGGTTTGACCCGGATGTGCCCGGCGGGTGCGTCGGTAAGCCGGTGAATATGCCGTGGGTGCAGATCGCCGCGGTGTCGCTCGACCAGACGGAGAACACCATGCGGCACGTGCGCGCGATGGTGGCCCCGCAGCGTGCGCCGGAGTTGCACCGCGACTACGACCTCGACGTCGGCAAGACCCAGATTTTCGTTGCGCCGGAAGGCAAACTTGAGGTCATCACGTCCTCGGCGGCGACCGCCGAGGGCGCCGAGGTGACGTGTGTTATCGGCGACGAGTTGGAGCACTGGACACCATCGAACTCTGGTGTGGAGTTGCATAACACGCTGGTGGATAACTTGACGAAGTCCGGTAGCCGGTTCATCGGCACGCTCAACGCGTGGAAGCCCGGTATCGGTTCGGTGGGCGAGTCCGTGTTCGACGACTGGGTTGCGCAGGAGTCGGGCATGGCGAAGGCGAAGACCCGGATCTTGTACGACGCGCGAATCGCGCCGCCGGACACGGATCTGGCGGACGAGGAGTCGCTTCGCGCCGGACTTGAGTTCGTCTATGCGGACGCGCCGTGGGCTGACATCGAGGCGATGATCTCGCGTATCTGGAAGACGTCGTCGAAGGTGGACGATTCGAAGCGGAAGTATTTGAACTGGCCGACCGCGTCGTCGGATTCGTGGGTGGACCCGCAGGATTGGGCGCAGATGGCCCGCCCTGGTGTGGTGCCGGCCGACGGCGAGGACGTTGTGCTGTTTTTCGACGGCTCGATGTCGAACGACCACACCGCGCTTATCGGCGCGCGGATGGACGATGGCCACATCTTCACCGTGGGGGTGTGGGCGCCGACGCAGGACACCCCGGATGATCGTCCGATGATCGACTACGAGGTTGTCGACGCCGCTGTGGACCGGGCGCATAAGCGCTGGAGTGTGGTGGCGTTTTTCGCGGATGTGCGCGAGTGGGAAGCCTACGTGCACAACATTTGGCCGGAGCGCTACAAGAGCGAGTACCGGCTGTGGGCGTCGACGGGTGGGCGTAAGGCTGCGCCGATCGCGTGGGATATGCGATCGCATGACTACGACTTCACCCAAGCGTCGGAACTTGTCGAGCAGGAGATCCGTCAGCACTTGTTCACCCATGACGGTGATCCGCGGTTGACGCAGCACGTGTTGAACATGCGCCGGCACGAGGGTCGGTTTGGCATTGTGCCGCGCAAGGAGTCGCGCAAGTCGTTGAAGAAGATCGACGCCGGTGTGTGCATGATCGGCGCGCGGATGGTCTGGGTGCTGGCGAAGCAGAAGGCGAAGAAGAAACGCAGTGGTAAGCGGAGAAAGGCGGTGCTGTTATGACGGTCCCTGTTGTGATGTCGAGTGGTCTCACCGATGACGAGGCCCGCCTTATTAGTCGGCTGCAGCTTGATCTGGCGTCGTACCGGAAGAAGAACGTCACGAAGTGGCGTTACTACGACGGCGAAGTCGAGCTGAAGAACATGGAGATCGCAGTCCCGTCGAACCTGGTCAACGTGGACGCGTCCATTGGCTGGGGTGGGGTCATCGTCGACGCCCTGGAGGAGCGCATTGATTGGCTCGGATGGACAGCTGACGAGGACCAGGCAGACGGACTGCAGGCCGTCGCGCGTGAGAACCGGTTATCGACGGAGTTCAACAAGGTCAAACTCGACTCGCTTGTCACCGGTGTCGGCTTCCTAGAGGTCACCGCTGGTGGTGCGGGGGAGCCGGACGTGATCATCAACGCAGTGTCCTCCTCGGACGCGACGTACCTATGGGACGACCGCGCGAATCGTGTCTCGGCAGGTCTGGTGATGAAGCAAGGCCCGGATGGGGAAGACCTGGTGACGTTGTATCTGCCGGATATGACGGTGACGGTGGTTCGTGAACACGGTGAGTCTAGGGTGACGCGTCATGTGCATAACCGTGGCCGTTGCGGTTTGGTGGCGTTTCCGAATAAGTCGCGCGCCGGGCGTACTCGTGGCCAGTCGGAGTTGACGAAGCCGGTGCGGTACGCGATTGATCATGCGCAGCGCACCATTTTGGAGATGGAGTACAACCGCGAGATTTACACGACGCCGCAGAAGTGGTTCGCGAATATTTTGCCGGAGGATCTGGGGTTTGACCCGGAGTCTGACGCGCAGATGTCGGAGTTTGAGCGGGTGAAGAAGGGCTTCGATGTTGCGATGACGCGGGCGGTGATTCTTCCGACTCAGGAGGAGGATGGGAAGAATCCGTCGACGGGGCAGTATCAGTCGGCGCCGCCGACGCCGTACATCGACGAGTTGCAGATGATCACGCAGCTGCTGTCGTCGTATTCCGGTATTCCGCCGTCGTGGTTCGGGTTTCATACGGATAATCCGCCGTCGGCGGAGGGGCAGCGCGCGCTCGAGGCTCGCAATGTGAAGATGTCGGAGCGGCGGTGCACGTCGTATTCGGGCCCGATGGACGCAGATGTGGCGTTTATTGCGCAGTCGATTTTGGCGCAGCGTGTGGAGGGGGCTGCGGCGCCGACACCGGAGTTTATGGCGGCTGTTTCGTCGCGGTGGCGTGACCCTGCGACGCCGACGGTGGCTGCTGCGACGGACGCGGTCACGAAGCAGATCGAGGCCGGGGCGCTGGCGCGCAACTCTGTTGTTGCGTTGGAGCGGATGGGGTACTCGGATGCTGATATTCGTCGGATTCAGCAGGAGTGGTCGCAGGAGTCGTTCCGCGAGCTTTTGATGCTGGCGTCGAAGAAGGAGTTGCCGGCTGATCCGCTTGCGGAGGAGTTGGCGCGGCAGCGCACTGAGTAGGAGGTGGTTGGTGTGCCACTAGGTGCAGCTGAGCTCGCTGACTACTGGCAGATTATTGACCAGATCAACCGCATGGCTCAGGCAGACTTCGTCGCTTTGTGGCGGATGCTGGAGGCCGAGGACAAGGACACGTTGTTTCGTGGCCTGCAGGCCGGGGTGCCGGAGATCGTCGAGTTGTACCGCAATGCCCAGGCAGACGCGGCGATGGTGTTCTACAACACCACCCAGGGCGTGGCCTACAGTCGGGCTGCCGCGGCTACCGCGGGTCGGCTCAACGAGGCTCAACTTGAGCAGATGCTGCGCTACGCAGTGTTCGGTAAGGGGGTGTCATCACCGGTCGGGTTGATCTCGGGCGTGATTCAGCAGATGGTGCTTGGTGGTGGCCGTGACTATGCGAATGAGGCGTTCGCTCGTGCCGGGGCGGGGTGGTATCGGGCGGCGCGGGCTGATGCGTGCGCGTTTTGTCGCATGCTCGCCACGCGTGGTGCCACGGAGTGGGAGCCGTATACGTCGGCGGACTCGGCGTTCTCGAAGGGCGGGCCGAGTGGCTACCAGTACCACAAGCACTGCCGGTGTATTCCGGTGCTGGCGTCGGAGTATCAGACGCCGGATTACGTCAACGAGTGGACGGAGACTTACTACAAGGCGTCGGAGAAGGCGTCGACAACGACTGATTTCCGGGCGATTCTGGCGGGTATGCGCGAGATCGACGGGATCAAACACTAGCCAGACGGAGCAGACACCCAGGTGCAAGTCCTGGGCTGGCACTAACCCCTACACGGAAGGTGTGGGGGTTTCATCATGCCCGCAATGGGCAACCCACACCTGAAACAGGGAGATGATCAACGATGTTTAAGACTTACCCGATTTGGCTGCGCGCTATCGAAGGAACTGAGACTGGCGGTTCTTCCGGCGCCGACGGTGAACTCGAAAAGGGCACCGACGACAACGGCAACGAGCCCCAGGGCGACGGCCAGGAGACAAACGACTCCGAGCAGGTCGACTGGAAGGCACGCTTCGAAAAGGCCCAGCAGGACGCCGAAAAGTGGAAGGCGCACTCCCGCAAGTGGGAGGACCGCGCCAAAGCCAAGAACGACAACGACGGCGACACCGACGACATCCGCGCGCGCCTGGCAGAGGTCGAACAGAACCTCAAAGAGGCCCGCGCCGAGAACGAGCGGGTGGAGACCGAACGGTTGAAGTTTGAGCTCGGCGCAGAATTCGGGTTGTCGAAGGATGACGTTGATCTGCTGCGAGGCAACGAGGACGACATGCGCGCACTCGCGCAACGCCTCGGAGAAAAGACTAAGCAGCACTACCCAGAAAACCCGTATCAGGGCCGCGGCAGCCAAGGCAGCGCGAAGCAAAACGCGGAGTCTTGGTACGCGGAACTGACAGGGAAAAACACCTAAACCACTGCATAGGAGGTTAATCATGCAGTTCGCACCCCGTTACCAGGTGCGCGGTGATGTGTCTGTCCAGAAGTGGCTCGGCTCCGCCCACGCCACTGACAATGCACGCACCGTCACCATCGACGGCACCAAGCTCGACGCTTTCACCAAGCGCGGCTTCGTGCCCGCCGGCACCCCGCTGACTGAGGGGGAGGGCGGCAAGTTCGCCCCCGCTACCGTCAGCGACGAGCTCGCCGGCTTCCTTCTTGTCGACCAGCCGGTCGACACCACCGCTGATGTGATCGCGCCGCTGCTCGACCACGGCCGCATCCGCGTCAAGTTCCTGCCCGAGGGCGCGCCGGACGTCACCGCGATGCCGGCCAACCCGCACTTCATCTTCGTGAAGGAGGCCTAAACCATGGCTCTTTGGACTGATGTTGCAGACCCGCAGGAGCTGACCGTTGTCGCCCGCGAAGCTGCCCGCGACCGTGAGCAGCGCGACGAGTTCAACCTGGCACAATTCCTGCCCAACGAGCACACGCTCTCCCAGACTGTCACCCTCGAGGCCGGCGAGAACGGTTTCGTGGAGGCCGCCGAGTACCGCGCCTACGACGCGGAGACCCCGATCGGTGGCCGTGGTGAGGGCAGCCGTCGAATCGTGTTTGAGCTGCCGCCGCTCGGCCAGAAGCGTCGAGTGTCCGAGTACAACCAGCTGATGTTCCTCGGCGAGGGTGGGGAGTCCGCTATCCGCACCGCCATCGGCAAGGCAGCTGTGCTGCGCGGCCAGGCCGTTGCTGACCGCATGGAGCTCGAGCGTGGCCGTGTGCTGGTGTCTGGCAAGGCTGCGATCGACGAGAACGGCTTCATCGTCGACTCCGACTTCGGTCGTGACGAGGAACTGACCGTCACCGCTGGCACGAAGTGGGGCGAGGACACTGCTGACCCGGTGCAGGACATCCTGGACTGGGCTGAGGCCTACTCTGACGTCAACGGCGAGACCCCGGCCTACATTGTCGCTTCCACTAAGGCGATCGGTGCGCTGGCGAAGTTCACCGGCTTCCTGCCGAAGGACTCCATCCGCCGTCGCGCTTCACTCGATGAGATCAACGCGCTGCTCGAGTCCGAGGGCCTGCCGCAGCTGGTGCGCTACGACCGTCGCGTCCGTGTCAACGGCGTGGCCGAGCGCGTCATTCCGCAGGACACCGTGCTGTTCCTGCCGGACGCCACCGCAGGCCTGGGCAAGACCTTCTGGGGCACCACCCTGGAGGCACTGGACCCGAAGTACGGTATCCAGACTGAGGATCGACCCGGCATCGTCGCCGGTGCGTACCAGGACGAGGATCCGCGCGGTGTGTGGGTCAAGGCTGCCGCCATCGGCATGCCGGCGCTCGCAGACGCGAACCTCGCGATGGCCGCAACCGTCCTCTAAGGGGGTAGCTCATGGCGAAGATCAAGAGCGAATTCTTCGGCGTGGTCTACGCCCGGAAGAAGAACGGCGAACTGGTGAAACTGCGCGCGGGCGACACGGTGCCTTCTGGTGTGGAGGTGCGTGACGACCTGCACGCACCGACCGCAGCTAAGGGAGGTACCCGTGCAAAGTCCAGCACCGCAGATAGCGACACCGACTGACGTTGAGAAGCGTCTCGGGCGTGACCTTGATGATGACGAACTCGCCGTTGTCGAGGGGCTTTTGGAAGAGGCTGAGGTGCTCGTTGAGGGGTACCTCGGGCGGATCCCGGAGCCGGTGCCGCGCCGAGTCAGTGTCGTGGCGTCACGCATGGTTGCCCGCGTGCTGGAGCAGCCGGATGCGGAGGCGTTCTACGCCGAGAGTGTGCAGCACTCCGCTGGCCCGTTTTCGGAAACGAAGCGGTACTCCACTGGCGCGTCCGGTGGGTCCCCGTGGCTGACTGCTGCTGATAAGCAGGCGCTTCGGCGTGTGCGCATCGGCGGTGGCGGGATCTACACGATCGGGATCGGGTGATGTGGTGTGGCGTTTACCGGACTGCATTTCGAGGTGGTGCGGGTGCGTCGCACCCATGACTATGTCGAACCTGAGGTGGAGGCGATTTACGACGAGCTCGGCAACCCGATCGAAAAGGATGCGTTGGGCAACGACACCGTCACCGAGACTCGGGACACCGTGAAGGTGGCGGGGTGGGCGGTGCCGCGCACGGCGGAGCCGAAGCTCGCCGGGCATAGCCGGCGCACCGTTGAGGTGGAGCTGTTCGCCCCGGTGGGCATGTTCCGCCCGCAAGACGCGGTGGAGTTACCGGAGCGCGACGACGTCCTCGAGGTCATCGGCGAGCCGGAGAACTACGAGCACAGCCCGTTCGGCTGGGCGCCTGGCCTGGAGGTTGTGAACCTAGGAGGGACGACCTAGATGGCTTGGTGTGTCGTAGAGCGACCTGACGGCGTGGACGAGATTGACATCGGGTCGATGTCGTTCGACGGCGGCAGCCTCATCCTGTTCTCGGATGCTGAGCGACGTTCCCCGAAAGCGGCGTACGGGCCGGGAGGGTGGCTGCACTGGCGATGGAAGGAGGCCGGACTTGGTGAGGTACGTACCTAATGGGGCGGGGCTGCGTGAAGTTCTGGCCTCTCCGCAGGCCGCGTCCCTGGTTTCCGACCACGCCGAACGCATCGCCGCCGAATGCGGAGATGGGTTCGTCGCGTCCCAGCGAATGGGGCGGGTCCGCCAGCGAGCGATTGTCTACGCCGACACCTGGTCGGCGAAACACCGCGACGCGCGGGAAAACGTGATGGTGCGGGTGCTTGGCTAATGGCAGGTATCTCCGCACAGAAAATCGCAGTTGCCGCATTACGTGATGCCCTCGGGGTGCGCGTGTCGACGCAGCTGCCCGACAGTAAGAACAGGCCGGATCGTTTCGTTGTCCTCTCACGCATCGGCGGCGGGTCCGACGACTGGGCAACGAAAGACCCGCGCTTCCTCATCGAGTGCTACGACACCTCCGAGCTAGGTGCTGAAGAACTCGCCGACGGAGCGTGGGATGCATGGGCGGGTCTTCGCGGGCCTGCTCCGCTGCACCGTGCATATTCCGACAACAATCTGACCCGCTATGACAACCCGGATCTGAAGCATCACCGTTTTCAGTTCACGGGTGGCCTGCAGCTGCGACGCTGACAGGCCGTGTTCCTTTTCAGGCCCGGTCCAACGATCCTGAAAGGACTGTGCAGCAATGGCTGTGAACATCAATAACGCCTTCGTCGGCACCCCGCCGATTGACGGCGGCGTCTATTTCAACGCCCCGGTCGGCACGACCCTGCCGACCTCTACCTCCGACGAGCTTGACGAAGCCTTCGTCGACCACGGCGCGATCGGCCCGGACGGCTTCAACGTCCAGCCGAACCGCACCTCTGACACTGAGAAGATGTTTGGTGGCGGCGACTGGGTTGACCTGCAGACCGACTACGGCGAGGAAGTGACCATCACGTTCCTCGAGGACGACAACCCGGGTGTGGTCAACTCCATGTTCGGTGAGGACAACGTCGTCATCACGCCTGGCGCCGAGGGCACGAAGAAGACGATCTACCACACCAAGCAGCGTCTGCCGATCAAGTCGCACGTGATCAAGGCAGTCGATGGCGACAAGGAGAAGGTCTACGTCGTGCCGCGTGGTCGTATCTCGACTGCGGAGAAGACTGCGGACGTGCACACCGCGTCCACGAAGTACAACGTCACGATCAAGACGTTCCCGTACATGCTCGAGGACGCGGACGGCAAGGACCGTGAGGTGTACGTCGTGGAGTACCGCGATGACGGCCGTCCGGCCGAGGAGTCCCGCGAGACCGCGAATGCCGACGCCGGTGGCTCCACCGTCACCACTGGCTAGCACCTAGCCGTACCCCCTGGGCGGAGCAGCAGGGGTCAATAAATATCTGCTCCCCATTCTCATCCGGTGAAGCAGGGAAACTTTCCCTCTGGACCGGGCCTGCCCTGATTTCACCGGGTGGGCCTAAACGTTGCCCGGTCCGACAACCCAACAACCCGAGAGGTCTGGTCCACATGGCTTTTGTAATCTCTGCAGATTTCGATCCCATTGAGTTCGAGATTCCTGCAGGCAAGACGAAAACGGTGACGATTTCTGTGCCGCCGTTCGATTGCTACTCCCCGGCGGACATCGAATCGATGAATGCTGAAATCGCGAAGTACGAAAACGACGATGAGATAGCTGGCGTCAACAATCCGGCAAAGTCGGCGACGGCTCTGCTGCGTCTCCAGCTGAAGTACTTCAATCCGAGCAAGCAGAAGGCGGACGCGATCGGTGCGCTGACGGTACGACAGCTCAACGAAATCAACAAGGTCTGGGCGGAGAAATCCGAGGTGACGCTGGGGGAATCCGAGCCCTCCACCGACGCATCTACGCAGACCGACGAGTAACCGATGCGCTGCGCGCGGATCTGATGGAGCGCGGCCGCTCGCTCAGCGAGCTGGGCCGCAGCATGCGCTGGTCAGATCTGCGCGCATTCATCGGTTTTCTGCCAGCGTCGTCGCATTTCCGGCGCGAGGAGGAGCCGGAACAAGCCCGCGCGCTCGCCTGGATCGAGGGGCTGTCCACCCCGCAGGCCGCGCTGCTCGGCGACCTGGTCGACCTTATCGAGGCGGACATGCTGCTGCGCGCGGGGCAGAAGCCGCCAGACCGGACGGCTATTCAGCGCCTGGCGCAGCGCGCCACCGCGGGGGAGAAGCAGCACACGCAAGTGGAGTCGAAGCCGAAGGGGAAGAAGCGTAAAACACCTGAGGAGATTCGGGCGCAGCTTGGGCTGAAGAAACCTGCGAACAACTAACACCCCCTAGGGGGCGAAGGAGGCATCATGGCTGAGCTTGGCGTTGGCTATATTTCGATCATCCCGGAGACCAGCAAGGTCACCCCGGAGATCGCGAAAGCTCTGGGCGCCGCCGAGGGCAAGGCGGAGTCCAAGGGGCAGTCCATGGGCGGCAAGCTCGCCTCCGGCATCGGCAAGACCCTCAAGATTGGTGCTGCTTCGGCCGGTGTCGCCGCCGGCGGTGCCATCGGTCTTGGTCTGACTAAGGGCATGGGGCGCCTGACTGCGATCGAGAACGCGCAGGCGAAGCTGACCGGTCTGGGGAACTCCAGCCGTGACGTGTCCGTGATCATGGACAACGCTCTGGCGTCGGTCAAGGGCACCAGCTACGGCCTGGAGTCCGCAGCCACCACGGCTGCAATGGCTGTCGCGTCCGGCATCAAGCCGGGCAAGGAGCTTGAGCAGGTTCTCAAGACCACGGCTGACACCGCGGGTATTGCCGGTGCGTCGATGGACGAGATGGGCGCCATCTTCGGCTCCGTCGCGGCGCGCGGCAAGCTCCAGGGCGACGACCTGATGCAGCTGCAGTCCCGTGGTATCCCGGTGCTGCAGATGCTCGCCGAGCAGACCGGCAAGACCTCCGCTGAAATCTCGGAGATGGTCGCGGCGGGCGAGGTCGACTTCGCCATGTTCGAGCGCGCGCTGCGTGAGAACGTCGGCGGTGCCGCACTCGAAGCCGGCAACACTCTGCAGGGTGCGTTCAAGAACATGGGTGCTGCTGCTGGCCGTGCCGGCGCGACTGTCGAGGGTGCGCTTGTCGGCGTGATGAAGTACGGCATGCAGGAGGCCACCGCTGGTCTGGATGCGCTCGACGCGAAGCTGAAGCCAATCGCGGCTTCGACGCAGCAGTTCCTCGACGGCACCGTGGTGCCAGGACTGAAAAAGGCGAAAGCTGCGGCCGCCGACTTCTTCGAAAGCGCCGACTTCCAGAACGGTCTGGCTGGCGCCAAGGTCGTGCTCGGGGAGCTGCTATCTGCCGGGCAGCAGCTCCTGCCGGTGGTCGGCAACATCGCCTCCGCGCTCGGACAGGCCGGCATGCAGCTCGGGCAGGCAGCCTGGAGCGCGTTCTCCACTGCACTGTCTGCCGTGGCGTCCGCAGCGTCCGCACTTGCGGGCCCGCTGAACACCGTTACCGGGTTCCTGTCGGACCACCCGGCGATGGTGACCGCTGCCGTCGCAGCATGGGCAGGCTTCAAATTTATCCCCTCCGTCGCGGAGAAGATGTCGGGGTCCCTGCAGGGTCTCAACGACCGCGTCGGTGGAATGCGTGACCAGTTCAACCAGGTCGCCCCGTATGCCGACAAGATGCGCGCGGCCATGGCCGAAAACGGCGTCGAGATCTCGAAGCTCGACGCGAAGATGATGGCGCTCGGCGACACCGGCACAGGTGTTGCGGCGCAGATGGCGCAGTCCTACACCCGTGCCTCCGGCCCGCTCAAGGAAATGGCGTCGGGTCACCGCGACCTGGCGGAGAACGCAAGGCGCGCGGCGCTGGCCACCGGCGACGGCTGGGTCGCGGCAGACCGGATCGTGGCGCAGGCCGGCCACAACATGACCGCGACGGTTACGAACTTCGCAGGCACCCTCAAGGGCACCGGCGCTGCCGCCCTGACTGGGTTCAAGGAGGCCGGCAAGGGCGTCATCAATGCGCTGGGGGGCCCGTTTGCCGTCGGTATCGCTGCTGCGGGTACTGCGATTGCGGTGCAGCAGACTGCGGTGCAGGGGGCGAAGGCTGCGCAGGAGCAAATGGCGAAGTCCGTCCGCGACGGCGCCGAAGCCCAAAAAGACCTCCAGGCTGCGCTCGCCGGGACCACTGGTGAGCTCGATGAGCAGGGGCTGGCTGCAGCGACCCGTATTGCCAAGGGCGAGTTGGCCGACCTGATCGCGGTTGGGTCGCGTCCGCTTGGCATTGATGAGCGGATCAACCAGGCCACCACCGGCTTGGATGGTCTGCTGAACAAGATTCCGGGGTTGGGCACTGAGTCGTCGCGAGCGAATCTTGAGGTGACGCGGGCGAATAAGGAGGCTCGCGAGTCGTACAAGGCGCTCGAGGAGTCCGCGTCCGAGATGGGTCTGTCCATCGAGGATGTTAACGCCATCGTCGCTCAGGGCGGTGGTGAGTACCAGCAGCTGATTGGCTCGCTGCGCGGCATGGGCGACGAAGGCAACATCGCCGCGGACAAGCTTGAGCAGGCCCGTGCCGTCATTGATGAGTCTGTTGATGCGGCACGTCGTCTTGACCCGGCTGCGCAGGAAGCCGCGCAGGCCATTGATGTCCTCGCGGACTCTGCGTCCTCGAGCCAGGACAAGCTCGCAGCTCTGCACACCCTGATGCAGGCCATGGGTCTGGCGCCGAAGGACGCCGAGCAGGCCATGATGGACGCCGCAGCCGCGGTGGACGAGATCGTGGAGGCCGCGGAGAAGGCGCAGCACCCGGTGGAGCAGCTCGGCGACGCGCTGTTCGGCATGGACGGCAAACTCGATCCTGCCAATGAGTCGGCGCGTGAGCTGCATGAGCGTCTGACCGGCATGGTGGGTGACCTGGAAAACGTGGCCGTCAACGGCGGTGACGTCCAGGGCGCCATGGAGGAAATGACCCCCGCCATCGCCGCCACGGCCCAGGAGTTCGGCCTGACGGAGGAGCGGGTTCGCGAGCTGATCACAGCCTATGGTGGTGTGCCAGACAAGCTCGAAACCGCAATCGCGCTCGAGGGCGCGGATCAGGTTGGTCAGGACCTGGGCAAGGTGTGGGAAGCCGTCGAGCAGATGAACAATGAGGGCAAGGCCACCCTCGAGATTGCTGCTGTTGGTGATGATGCCAAGGCCGTCATGGACGAGCTGGGTATTAAGTGGCAGGAGACCGCGGACGGCAACCAGATGGTGCTCACCGCCACCGATGATGAGGCCATTGAAGCTATCCAGCGTGTGACTCGAATGGCGGCGGAACTCGGCGACTCCGAAATCTCGCCAACGATGTTCCTTGATACAACGCAGATTGAGGTCAGCGCGTCGCAGGCACAAGCGATTCTTGATGCTCTCGACCTGGAGGAGCCAACTCCTCAGGCGCAGTTGATCATCGACGGTCTGCAGACCAACAACTCGATTGCGATGGGTGACCTAGCGTTCCTGGGAGCGCAGTCGCCTACACCGCAAGCGGATCTAAATAAGGCGCTACTGGATACTGGCGTGAAGGTGTCCAACGACCAGCTGGATGCGCTCGGGAAGAAAAAGAGCACCGCGACTGCGGATGTGAATAATGAGCCCGCGCGTCGTGGAGTTGAGGAGACGAAGGGCTTCCTGGCGTCCATCAAGGACCGTGTCGTCAACATCTTCACTCGTCGCCATGACAACGGCGGGTCGTCTGCATTCGCGGACGGTGCAGTGCGCTATGCCGCCGACGGGCTGCTTTCCAAGCAGCAGGCGCAGATTCAGCCCGGCGGGCGATGGCTCACCTGGGCGGAGGACGAGACCCAGGGCGAGTCGTTCATTCCGCATGCGATGTCGAAGCGGAAGCGGTCGACGCAGATTCTTGCTGAGACTGCCGGCATTTTCGGCCTCGGTCTGGTGGATCGGGGCGGGAATGTGGTGCGTCGCGATGGGTCCTCTGTGGCTCCGACGTCGCAGTCGTTCCGCGCAGATGGTGGCGTGACCGACAGCGATGTTTTGCGGTTCGTGAAGGGCGAGAATGTCGACGGTAAGCAAGCGCCTTACTCGCTTGAGCGTGCGAAATATACGTGGTCGGGCGGACTGCTCGGCAACTGGGGCGACTGCTCCGGGTCAATGTCGGGCATCGCAGCGTTCATCGCTGGCTGGCCGTTGGCAGGCAGGAAGTTCGCGACCGGTAATCAGGGCCAGGTGCTCGGGTCGATGGGTGCGAAGCCTGGACTCGGCACCGGCGCGCGCATGGCGTTCGGATGGTTTAACGGTGGTCCGTATGGCGGTCACACAGCGGGCACTTTGTTCTTCGGCAATGGCGACCGCATCAACCTCGAAATGGGTGGTAGCCGCGGGGATGGACAAATTGGCGGCCGGGCCGCCGGTGCTGATCACTCTAGTTTCACTAATCGTGCTCACCTTCCGCTCGACGGTGGACTGTCGATTGGTTTTGATGAAATGGATTCGGACTATGACACGTCGATGCCGGAAGTGGTGTCCACTTCTGTCAATGGTGTGTCCCTGTCCAACGGGAAGACCGTGTCGTGGGGCAAGGCTCAGTCGCTGTTCGACCAGGCGCGGGACTACTCGTCGCGCGGCCGGTACTGGGAGCAGGACTACGAGAAGATGGGCGCGCAGCTCGCCGGCGCGCTCTCCGGTGCGATGTCCAACATCCCCTCGTTCGACATCGGTGGTCGCTGGCCGAACGGTGTGATGGGGCGTAACCAGTCCACCAAGGATGAGCTGGTCCTCACGAACGAGGAGTGGAAGCACAACTCGAAGATCGCTCAGGCGCTGCCGGAGGCCGGCCGGTCCATCACTGCCGCGGCATTTCAGTTCTCGGATGCCGTGGACAGCGCGCAAGGCCAAGTGCTTGGCGTGGGTCGTGGACTCGGCGGGGACTTCATCGGCTCCGCCGAGGTCGTCCGTGACGCCGAGCAAGGTCTGCTGGACACCAGGGCCAACATCGCCGTGCAGGCGGAGAACATCTCCAAGGCAGAGGACGAAGTCGCGGAGGCGCGCAAGGCGCTTGCTGAGGCGGAGTCCAAGGGCGGCGGACTGGACGTGGCGCAGCGCCGCAAACTCGAGGACGCGGAGCAGGCACTCGCGAAGGCACGCAAGGACGGGAAACCGGACAAGATCGCCGACGCGGAAAAGCGACTGCAGCGCGCCCGCGAGGACGCCGACGCCGCGCTGGCGAAGTCCGAGGACAAGAACGCCGCCGAGGTACGCAAGGCACAGGACCGGCTGAACAAGGCCGAGGACAAGCTCCGCGACACCCGCGAGGACCACTCCGAAGCCCTGGCTGACCTGGAAGCAGCGGAGCGCACCGCAATTGCGGCACGCTACCAAGCAGTCTCCGACCTCGCCATAGGCATCGGGGAGCAGATGGACAACGCCTTCCAGACGGTGGCCGGTCTGTTTGGCCAGTTCGCGCGTCTCGGCGGGTACGTCGACGAGATGCGTCAGTCCATATCGAAACTGCACATGCAGCAGAAGACCCTCGGACTGGAGCGACTCAAGGCGCTGGGTGACCTGCAGGTCAAGACCCAGGACGTTGACCGGGTCCGGCTGCGCGGCGCCATCGGTGTCGCGCAGGCCGAGTACGACCTGGAGCAGGCGCGCAAGAACGCGAAGTTCGCCGGCCTGACCTCTATCGAGGCCATGTCCGGTGCGATGGATCGCTTCTACGAGACCGGCATCTTCTCCATCGAGGGGCTGACCGAAGCGGAGATTGAGAACTCCAAGGAGGTTAAGGCCGCACTGTGGGGTGTCGCGGTGGCGCGCAAGCAGGCCGCTCTAGACGACCTGGAAGCATCGCGGGCCCGCGAGATCGCCACGCTGCGTGTCGCCGAGGCCACGCTGCAGCAGACTCGCGCGGCGCAGCTGCTCGAGCTGCAGACCAAGCACCTCACGCAGGCCACCGCGCAGCTCAACGGCATGACGAAGAATCAGGCCACGGGTGCGCAGGCTGGCTTCGAGGGTGCTGGCAAGGTCGCGTCCGGTACCGGCGAGATGATCGGTGGTCTCGGCGCGATGGCCGCAGGTTTCGCTGTCGCGGGCCCGCTCGGTCTCATCCCTGGCTTGATCATGCTGACCAAGGGTGCAGGCAAGACCGCCAAGGGCGCGAAGCAGATCAAGGCGAACAAGAAGGAGATGGATCAGGCCTGGAAGGGCATGGACACCAGCTCCAAGGCTGCGGTCGTGGGCGGATCCGTCGTCGGCGGGCTCGCTGCCGGTGCCGGTGGCTTCGTCGGCGGTGCTGAGGGTGCCGCGCTCGGGTCTGAGCTGGGGTCGGCGATTGTCGACGCGACCGTCGGCACGGTGTCCTACGACATCGGGGTCCGCTTGGATGCGCTGGAGCGACGCCAGGCGGACGAGGTGGACGCGTTCAACCGTGACTTCGACGCCCGAGAGCACGACCTCAACATGCAGTCGCTCGACAAGGAGATCGATTACATCTACGCCCGCGACCGGGCGGAGAGCGATCTCGAGTACGCGCGGATGATGCGCGAGTCGGTGGCCGCTCCGACGGAAAAGTTGGAGAAGGCGTACCGGGACGCGGCGGAGGCGGAGAAGCAGCGCAGTGAGAAGCAGCACGCGGAGCAGATGCGTTCGCGTGGTGAGTCGCAGCGGATCCAGAACGAGCAGCTGAGCGTCGAGAAGCAGCTGCCCAAGCTGCTGCAGTCGATTTTGCAGCAGTTGCCGGATCACACGCGCTCGCAGGTCAGCGGTGTGGGCTACCTGGCCCGCACCTAACGCAAAGAAGGAGGTTCGCTTATGGGGCGTTACGCCGTCGCCATGCGCGACTACAAGGGCAAGCAGTGGGACTTCACCGGGAACTGGGCCGCCGGCATCAAGTCCGGCGGCGTCGACGGCCTGGTCGGCTCCACCGCCGATGTCACCGCAGCGCCCTTGTCCGGTTTAGGCCAGGTGGTGCTGTCGCAGCGAGTCGAGCCGATTCAGGGTGCGGTGACGTTCCACTGTCGCGAGTCCGGTAAGCGTGACGCGGGGCAGGTGGCTGCTGATCTGCGGTCGGCGTTCTCGCCGATCGTGGGCCGGGAGAACCTGCTCGTGGTCGAGTCGCCGCTCGGTGACGCGGAGGCGCGGGTTCGGTTGTCGGGTCCGATCGCGGACCCTGTGCAGGACCCGTCGTGGGACGAGATGGTGCTGAACCTGACCGTGCCGGTGGTTGCCGATGAGGGGTTGTGGTGGTTGCCGGAGCAGTCCGGCACCGGAACCGTCACAGTGACGAATCGCGGTGATGTTCCTACATGGCTGAAAATCAGGTGGACGGGGGCCGGGGGAGTGGTCACGCTGCTTTCCGGGGCGCGTTTCCAGCTCCCCGCGGTGACCGCGCCTCGGACGCTGTTCTTGACGAGGCAGCACTCGCTAGTGGTGCGTGATGACCGCGGCAACATCGACGAGGCGTTGTGGAAGAAGCTGCGCTCGGCGCTGCCGGAGATGGTCATGCCCGGCAAAACCGGCAGGTTTGTTCTCCCTACCGGGGCGACGGCGACGTGGCGTGAGGGGGTGCTCGACCCGTGGAGGTGACGTGGGCAGACCACAAGAAGCACCGCGACGCCGTCGTGCGCGACGAGGGGCAGTGGGTCGGCCTGTTCAACGAGCGGGCCGAGCACATCATGGTGTTGCCGCCCCTGCTGTCGATGGACGCACCGGAAACAACCAACGTCCCGGTGTCGTTCAGGGCAACGGTGGTGGTGCGCACACCCGGCGGAGAAATCGACCCACTGGTCGAGGAACTGTTCGCGAATGGCATCTCGTCGGCGCGCGCCGACAGTGAGGGGCGGATGGAGTTGTCGCTTCGCGCCACCCGCTTCGTAGTCGTGGCCCGCCCCGGGATTCTGCGCGCGTACCGCATCACCCACGTTGTGGTGTCCGGCGACGGGAACGTCCCGCCGGGTCAGATGGAGATCCACGGCACCGACATGCTCATGGAGCTCAACAGGCACATCGCCTGGACCGCCCCCGCCACCGTGTCCGGCAAATTCACCCGCTTCACCCGCGACTGGAACGGCCCCGAGAACCTCGGCATGTTGTTCATCCGGCCGCGGGAACTGCAGGACGTGAAGATGGTGACCACCGCTGACGGGGTCACCCTCGGCGACGGTAAAGGGGCGGAGGAGACCATCAGGTACGCGATCGCCCGGTCGTTGGAGACGGGGTGGAAAGCGGCCGGCGTGCCGGAGGTGATCGCGGATCCGCCGATCGTGGTGGACCCCAACGGCTCTGGCATGCGCTCACCGGAGGTTCTGGTGCGGATGACGGACGAGAAGCTGCTCGACACGCTCGCCCCGGTCGCCGCCCGCGCCGGCGTGCGCATCTCCGCGCGCCTGTGGCTGCCGGGCGACGCTGCGGTGAAGGGACTGTCGTTGTCCGGTCCGAAGATTGTGGTGCGGGTGGAGCAAATGCAGGAGGTGAAGTAGATGGCTGTGCTGACCGACGTAACCCTTGTGGCCGACGGCGGCGACATCACCGCGGGCCGCAAAACGTCCACGTTGACGTTCGGCGAGTTCAACGTGGTGCTGCCGGAGGATGTGCAGCAACGTGAGGAGCGCGACGGCCGGGTCAAGGACGGCTACGTGTACCGCCCGGACGGTGACTTCTCCCCGTTCGATATTGGCTTCGCTCGCGCTGACGTGACCGTGGACCTGCAGGCTCAGACTTCCGACTTGGAGTCGGTTGTAGATGCGGCACAGAAGCAGTCCGACGGTGACGTGTTCTTCGAGCGTGACATCACCATCGTCGGCCTGGGCGGGTTCGTGCCCGGTGTGGATTTCCAGGTCGGCGACATCGTCACCGTCGAGCTGTGGGGCGGTCTTGTGCGTCTGGCGTTGCCGGTCACCGACATCACCCTGATCTCGTCGGACTCCGAGGGTGTTATCGCGTGGCGTGTGCATGTCGGCGGCATGCTCATTTCTGATTTGGCGGAGTTGCGTCGGTCGAATGAGGAGCTTCGGCGTCAGGTGAAGTCTGACGGCAGGTCGATTTCGCAGGCGCGCTCAGATGCGTCGTCGGCACGGTCCACCGCTAACACCGCTCTCAACGAGGTCCGCGATGCCGATGGCGTGATTCAGGGCTATGTGCGTGAGTCGCGTGAGCACGTGGATTCGGCGCGGGAGCATAGCGAGTCGGCTGCGGCGTCGTCGGATGCGTCGCTTCGGGCGTCTGGTGAGGCCCGCGCTGCGTCGGAGGAGTCTGCGCGCCACTCGGGCGAGTCGCAGGTGCACTCCGCGAAGTCGAAGGACCACGCGGACGCGGCGCAGGAGGATGCGGAGAAGGCTCGGTTGGCGAGTCTCGCGTCGTCGGAGTCTTCGCGGCGGTCGCAGGTGGCGTCGCAGCAGTCTTCGGCGGCGTCCGCCTCGTCCTCGGCGTTTAGCGCGATTTCTGTGGAGCACAGCGAGGAGGCCCGCCGCCACTCGGATACCGCGCATGAGCATTCCGTGACGTCGCAGGAGCACTCCGCGAAGTCCAAGGACCATGCGGACGCGGCGCAGGTGGACGCGGAGCGGGCGGAGGTGGCGTCGGAGGAGTCGTCGCGTCACTCGCAGGCGTCGCAGGAGTCCTCCCGGAGGGCGGAGGCGGCGTCGGAGCAGGCGCGCTTGTCGACGGCGCAGTCCAGGGCCGCGTCCGCATCCTCGTCGGCGTACAGCGTCGTGTCGCTGCAGTACAGCGAGCAGGCGCATGAGTTTTCCGAGCTGTCGCATAATTACTCGCTGGATTCGCGGGACCATAGTGCGACGGCGAAAGACCATTCGGATCGGTCCGTCACGGCGTCGGACGCGTCCTCGTCGGCGTCGAAGCGGTCGCAAGACGCCTCGGCGAAAGCCGTCGAGGCGCAGGGCTTCTCGGAGGGTGCTGCGCGGGAAGCTGAGATTGCGCGTAGCGAAGCCGAGGGGCTGCGTGATGATGCGGAGCAGGCCCGCAAGGACGCCGAGTCGGAGCGATCCAAGGCGGAGACGGCACGGTCGGACGCGGAGGGGGCGCGTGACCTCGCTGAGGGGGCTCGTGACGCTGCGGAGACGGCGCGCAGCAAGGCCGAGGGCGAGCGAGACAGAGCGGAGAAAGCCCGTGACCGTGCTGAGGGTGCTCGCGACGATGCGGAGCAGGCACGTGCTGCTGCGGAGTCTGCCCGCGCGGAAGCCGAGGGCAAGCGCGACGAGGCGGAAACATCCAGGCGCAGAAGCTTCAGCGCTATGGCCGCGAGTCACATGTCCATGTCGATGGCGGAGCAGGAGCGCGCGCTCGCCGAAGCAGCGCGTGACCGGGCTGAGCAGTCCCGTGCTGACGCGGAGGATGCGCGCCTGGCCGCGGAGATCGGCCGCGACGAGGCGGAGAAAGCTCGTGATGCTGCGGAGCGGCATCGCAATGATGCTGAGCGTGGCCGCGACGAGGCGGAAACGTCGCGCCGCAGGTCGTTTTCTGCGATGGCCGCGTCGCACATGTCCATGTCGATGGCGGAGCAGGAACGTGCTGCTGCGGAGTTTGCCCGCAACGAGGCCGAGCTGAAGCGTGCTGCTGCGGAGGATTGGCGTGCCAAGGCCGAGGAAGACCGTAAGGCAGCGGATCTTTCCCGCCAAAAGGCTGCGGAGTCGCAGCAGAAAGCGTTCGAAGCGCGAGAGGCCACGTTCGAAGCACGGGATAAAGCGATTCTCACAACCGAATACTCCGTGAGGCACAACCAGATCATGGAGGAAGCTTCACGCTCGCTGACATTCGAAGCGCGAATCTACAACGGCACCGTCGTTACTGCTCCCACTAGCGGGCATGTCCGGTTCACCGGATCGACGAACATTAACGACGTTCTTATAGACAGTTATCAATGGTCGGCAGATCTTGCAAAGCCTGCGTTCTACGCGGGAACTGCCTATTTCACGTCGGGCAACGCAAACGGGCCTTCCGGCATCACGGCTGTCAAATCACATGGCATGGGCTTTGTTGAAATTGACGGGCGGAGTGTTCGTATTCGAGTCCCGGATAGCCGCATTTTGACGGAAGTGCGCACAAGAGAGTCAAACACCGTGCATTTGCGGTTTGTCTTGTCGCCTACTGCTTTGCAGCCCGTCTACCAGGCGCAGGTAAACGATCTGAAAGCCCAGTACCGCCGGAAGGGTCTGTCTGTCTAACCCCCTGTGACCGTCGTGAGATGGCCACACACCAACCCAAAAGGAGGAAATATGTCTACACCAGTAGACCTAAATATTGTCATGCCGTACGGCGTGACGGTGCGATCTAAAGGAACTGCGATTCCGTCGATCGTGGGCACGCACCCGAAGCAAAACAACGGTGTGTCGCTGAAACTCCCCGCCGGGCCGTGCCGTGTCGCCGCGTCGTGGGAAGGCCCGGAGGAGATGCGCCTAGTCGTGCAGAATCAGGCGGAGGCGACTTCCCGCACGGTGGCCACCATTCAAAGCGGGGGGGGGGACGCTCCATCATGG